CTATTACAGAATCCCACTTGCACCGTGTTGTTCCATAAGGAGGATCGGTTAAGACCATATCAATAGAGTTATCAGGGATTAATTTCATTGCTTCTAAACAGTCACCCTTTATAAGTTTGTTAATCATTCTTTCACCTTTGTTAATGCTTCATTAGCCCTGTTTCTGATTATCATGTCCTCATGTACATAGCTTTTTGTCGAAGCTATTGTATTTTCAGTCATAGTTTTGTAGTACTCCAAAGCCACTACACACCCCGCAAGCTTGGCTCTTAATTCTTTTATAGTCTCCATGTAACCTACTATGTCATCACCATAGGCTACTCTTTCAGATAGGTTTTTCTTATGCATATATTCACAAGCTGCCATCCATGAATCATAGCTACCGCTGTACTCTGCTGTTTCATCCCAATTCGAGAAAGCATTAGACCATTCTTTACTCATCATCTTCTGGTTCCCATCCAAAATTACACATACCAACGTCTTCATTACAGCAAGCTGGCTTTAAGTCACCTATACAATTTGGTTGCATACCAGCCTTCAAGAGCCTCGCCAAAATCTCCTCACAATTAATAAACGTACCCCTTAAGTAGGTGTAGTCTATGGTGTCAGCAATAGCGTCTTCTATAATTTTTATGGCTTCTGATTTTCTCATTTTTCCATCTCCTTCAAGCCAGCTTGTGCCATCTTTGCTTCTAGTGTTGGCTCAACTTTAAAACCTAGATGCTCAACTTCTAGAGCTATTTTTTCTAGAGTAAAAATAGCTATAGCTAATTTTTTCTCAAGGTTAGAAAGCCTTTTATCTATGACCACAAAAGTGTCTTCAATGCTCATTTTCACTCTCCGTAATTAGCTTATCCCACCCAAATTCTTCAGAAAGTTTCTGGTAAACCCTGCGGTTAACAGAGTAGATATTGTCTTCTTCACCTTCCATAAGATCACCATTTTTAATGGCATGGGCAGCGGCTACTATTGCCTCCCGGACCTTGTACCACTCACCTCTTTTCATCTTCGCTCCTGGCTTCTCTAGCCTCTTCTAACCTATCTTCACACAGCATATCTACATAGGATTCAGCTTGGTATATACAAGACCCACAAATCCATTTTGTACCATGGCGCGGTATAGTGTACTGCTCTAATTTTTCAGTGACTTCTTTTTTACATTGCTCGCATGTTTCTAATTCTTCGCAAGTGGTAAGGTCTTCGTCAGTAAAATGATCCACATCTGTATCAATATCTATTAGCTGGTTGCATCCTTCACAATAAGTAACTGCCATTATAATTCTCCTATGTAGTGCCAACTTCTAAGGTCTAAAAACATGGAGCACCAGACAGGTGTGTCCACATAAAATTCATTAATTTTTGGGTTGTAGTAAACTTTCATTCATTGGCTCCAGTTAAATTTTGAAGTTCCAATATGGAATAGCAAGACAAGAATGTAAAGAGGCTTAAAACTTAGTAGTCTTTTTTACAGTGTCCATCGCAAAAAAGATTATCGAATTGATCTTGGAGACAAGTCATCTCGCAGATCTTATCTTCTTTTAAAGGACAGTCAGCAGGTAGCTCAGATGCTTTAACGAAGTTGATAACTTCTTTCCCGCAGCTCGGAGCTAACGCCATAAATATAAAAAGTAGTACTAATTTCATACTGTTATACTACTTTAACTTCCAAAAATAGCTATTTATTTTTGTTGGACTGGCGCACTCAGCTTTTCCAAGTTATGGATTTCTTGCTCCGCTTCCAGCTTTTGGATACGAAGTTTTAGCATGTAGTCTTTTATTTCATTTATCTCTTTTTCTCGGAAAGTTAGCTCCCTAGAATACCCTGCAATTTTACCCGCAAGGTCATAGCGTAGCTTGTCTACCATTTCTTCTTTTGTTGCTGGTTGCATTAGTGTGTCCTACTTTCTGCTATAAAAAGGTTATCTTTAGTTAGTTTAATCCCGGAGATTCCAACTAACCTAGTATTGCCGCCTTCACTGTTGAAGCGCATACGCCCGTACTTTACACCTTCATTCCTAACAAGGCTCTCTTTTATTTCTTTTATAATTTTTCGCTCAACGGCTGGGTTGATTTTATCAACCTTATAGTTTTCAGTGTAGTGGTTTATAACTTCTTGGAGGGGGTATTTGTTTTCTTCTTCCCCGGTTATCTCTACGTAGTTATAAATAAAATCTTGAATATCACTAGAGGCTTCCACCATACAGTCTACAATTTGTTTGCTCTCGGCGGTCTTTATAAAGTCTCCCCGCTTCTGCAATTCTATATAACCGTCTACCCAAATATTTACAATACCTGCTTTTTCATTTTCAATCTTTTCGTAAAGATCTTTAATTTTTAGCTCCGGCTTAAGTTCCAGGTTTACCCCAAAGTTTACAATCAGAAGACGTCGCAACATTCCCACAGTAATATCTCTAAGGAATGGTATCTTGTTGTACGTCATAATTATTTTTGCAAAATTCAAAAGATCGAATGGATGCTGAAATTTCTTCTGCGCTTCTATAGGAGTGTTACCAGTAACCTGCTTTATAATCCCTGTATCTGAAAAGCACTCCGGTGGTTCTTCTTCACAAAAGTTTACAAGTTTTCCTTCTAACCCCGCAGCCCCAAACGTCTTTTTCATACTCTGCAATGGGATACTGCTACAATTTCCTCTTCCTAGTACTCTAGAAAACGCTTCACACAGTGAACTCTTTCCGTTACTTCCTTCCCCATCTAAAATCAAAACATAATTCAGATGGTAGTCGCAACCACTGAGACAATAACCGCCCCACTCATTTATAACTCTGGTTTTTGTCACGCATCCTTCTAAAATATTTTCCAAAAGTTTCTGGTAAACCGGAGCCTTTGCTTCGGGGTCATAGTCACAGTCAAGAGCCGACAACGTGTAGTACTCAGGAGAGTGCGGAAGTAACTTCTTATTAAGTATGTCAAGTATTCCGTTATTCATATTTACCATATTTTTCGGAAGAGGCTTCATTGAATCTCTTCTGGTCACGTAATTTGCAAGCACACTATTAAGGAACTCTTTTCTCTCAGACTCTTTTACAGGAGAAGCAAAGTTATCTTCGGCGAAAGAAATTATTTCCGACTGAAAAATTTGCTCATAGTATTTACCATTGAAAATTAAAATTTCTTTGGTATCTGCCATAGTTACATAGTGCTTTTCTTCTTTGAAGTACTCTCTTAGCGCATCGTAATCCCGGATCTTGCTTTTCTTACCTTGGTAAGTGAATCCGTTTTCTTTTGTCCCACCGTGACTTAGCTTTGTACTTGCACCATCTGTTCCAAGTAAATTGCTAGGACTGTGGCACTTTTGAAAGTAAGGACAAGCTCCACACTTCCCCCAACGCTCGTTTATATCAGTACAGGTCCGGGGGTTATCGGTAGCTGCCCTTGCTTGATCTATTTTTTTATCGGTTTCTTCTCTTGTATAACCGGGGTGTCCTTCACTAAATGTGTGTATGATGGCTCGGTCTACGTTACCCATTGAGTCTATAGCTGCGTACCATAAATCTTCTGAAAGAGTTGCGGAATTTTCGTAGCACTCTTGTAAGAAGGCGCACTTAAACACAAGTTTCAGATCAAAGACGCCAAGTGGAGTAGCAGTAGACTGTAGTACAGCGTGTTTTAAATTTACGCTGTCACTGAAAGGGTGAGACATAGGTTTTCTATTCTCAGTCCCAGGTATTCTTGCAAGCCCTCCTGGTTTAAATACAGACGTATCAAATTTTCCTGGAAGGTTCGCTTCTTTTAGTCTTGAGTTTATATGCTCGCAGTAAATTTTATTATTTGGTTTAAGAAGTTTTAGTTGGTCTTTACTGTCTATAGATACTTTTAGTTTATAGAGAGCTTGGATACCATTACCAGAAGTTATAACGTGTCCACCCTTCGGTAAAATTTTCACGTACTCGTCGATGCGTGTAAAATCTATAGGCTCTACGACGTTACCTTCTTTATCTTTTTCTGGATCTATATCTATAAGGTAGTAGTCTTGTTTTACAAATTCTCTACGCTGTACCTTACTGTGGGCTATAGTATAGAAAAGATTGTAGCGTTCTTTCTTTGTAAGGGTTTCAACAAACACACCATTAAAAAGATCGTCCATGTTTTCAACGCTTCCCATGTGTACATTAGTTACAGAATCTTTTTGTTCTTTTTCGTCCCGCCAAGGACGCAGCCCATATATTTGAATCATTTTTTATGTTCCCTGCATTGTACACAATCTTTTTTTGATGTGGTGGGCTCTATAATCAGCATATCCGTTTCAAATTGTACGTAGCGTTCCTTGCAGGTACATAGTTCTCTATTAAGTAGTGCTTCTTCCAACGCTTGTAGGTCGTCGAGAGTTAAACTAATTTTTTTAGCATTTGCTTTACGCAAAAAGTTTGTAGGCATTTATAGCTCCAAGTAATTTCAAATGTTAGTTGCGAAGATGTGCAATGACAAGTAGTTTAAGATGAAGACTCACTTCTATCCTTTCGATCTTGGCTCCAACTAATTTAGTTTTGACGGAGTGGGTCTTCACGCTTAAAATTTTTTATGGGAGGCTAAGGGAGATATAAAATTGGAGCCGATGATAATGCAAAAACTAGAATACTCAATTTTAAATAGCGAAGTCGCTATCATAAAAATTAATAACCAATCGTTCTCCTTAGAAGAAGCAGATATTGTGGACCTTCTTGAACTCTTAGTAGCCGCAGCAGCAGCTATGAACAGAGCCAAAGATAATAAATACAATACTGAATTTTTAGGGGCGGAAGATTGGAATTAAAACTTTGGGAACATCAGAAAACTGGCGTTAGGCGGTGTAAAGATCTCGACTCCCACATGCTCACGATGGAAGTAGGTACAGGTAAAACTGCTACACTACTACGCATCTATGCAGAGAAATGTAATCAAGAAAGACGTATCGTACCTATGCTTATTTTTTCTCCACCAATTACTTTAAGTAACTGGAAGAATGAATTTAAGTTGTGGTGTCCTAGAATACCTGCTGAAAAAATAGTTGTATTAACAGGACCTCTTAAGAAGAGAGTAGAGCTGTTTGAAAAAACAATCGCTCGCCACGGTGAAGAAGTTATCTTTATAACTAACTATGAATGTTTGGTACAAGCCAATCTAGATTTGTTCATGTTGTTTAAAAGATATGCTGCAGAGAATGATATTTTTCTTTGCTGTGATGAATCACATAAACTGAAAGACTCTACTAGTAAGACAAGCAAAAGAATGTACCAGATCTCTCAGTTTTGTAAGTATAAATTTTTACTAACTGGCACGCCCGTTCTAAATTCTGAAATTGATATTTTCCAGCAGTTTAAGATTATGGCTCCCGATGTTTTCGGGAAAAGTATTACAGCTTTTAGGGCGGCGTATTTTACGAATATCTACGCCAACGTATCGCACATGAGTTTTCCAAAGTACGAAGTTATACCTGAGATGATACCCAAGATAAACGGTAGGCTAAATGCAAACTCTTACCACGTTAAAAAAGAAGAGTGTCTTGATCTACCTCCTTTAGTTAAGGAGCGTTATGAAGTAGAGATGGCGCCTGACCAGAAAAAAGTTTACAACCAGATGAAGAAACAGTTTGTCGCCTTCTTAAAAGATGACGTACAATCTACAGCCAGTTTAATAATTACCCAGACGCTTAGACTACAGCAAATAGTTTCGGGGTTTATGCGGGACGAAGATGGAGTGGACCATTTATTTAAAAAGAACCCAAGAGCTGAAGCGTTGCGTGATTTATTAACTGAGATCACACCTAACCATAAAGTTATAGTGTGGTGTATTTACAAGAAACAGTATGAAATTGTAGCTAAGGTTTGTAACGATATAGGAGTTGAGTATGTTGAATGTCATGGTGGGACTAAAGATAAGGATAGCGCAGTTGAGAGATTTGAGTCTGGATCTGCACGGATATTTGTGGCTCATCCTGGAAGCGGTGGTATCGGCATTAATCTCATTTCTGCTTCTTATAGTATTTATTATGCTCGTTCCTTTTCCTTGGAACAAGATCTACAGAGTGAAGCAAGGAATTATCGGGCTGGGTCGGAGAAGCATAAGAAAATCACAAGAATTGATCTGGTCACTCCAGGAACGATTGACGAAGATATTTTACTGGCACTAGAAAGCAAAATGAGTATGGCGGCTAGAGTAACTATGCTAAAGGAAAAGTATAAATGAAAGAAATATGGAAAGATATTGCGGGGTTCCCCAACTACCAAGTTTCTAATCTTGGGAGGATCTATAGTAGTAAAAGTAATATCTTTTTGCGACAGAGTCCCACTAATGGGGGGTATCTAAAAGTTTGTATTTACAATGAGGATAAAGTTAAAGACAGCTATGTACATCGACTTGTATGCCTAGCTTTTTTAATTAACCCTAAAAATAAACCTACTGTTAATCATATAAATTCTATAAGGGATGACAATAGGCTTACTAATCTTGAGTGGAATAGTTACAGCGAGAACCAAAAACACGCCTTTAGAGTAGGTCTACAGAACTCACAGGGAGAAAATCATAGTAGATCAAAACTGACAGAGAAAGATGTTTTATTTATTAGGAACAGTAAAAATATAGCTACGAAAGATTTAGCTGAAAGGTTCAACGTAGTTGAACACACTATACGTAGCGTAAGAGCAAGAAGAAGCTGGAAACATTTAAAATAAGGAGAAAACATGGCAACGATTGATAGAAAGAATGTAACAGTTGATTTTTTACGTGGACAGATTGATAAAGCTGCAGACTTACGTTTGCAACATGACGAGCTGAAGAAGCGGACAAGTGCAGTATGGAGTGAGTACGTAACAATCGCTGACGATGTTATGGCTACCATGATGGCTCTTGACTTAAAGAAAATGGACGGTAAAAAATCTGGAAAAGTTTTTTACTGGACTGAAGGACAAAAAGTAAAAGTTCCTAAAAGTATTCAGGAGTTTGCATTTTTAAATGAACAACTTACTGAGCAAGGTTTGTCTGGCTATCTAACTATTAACTATCAAAAAGCTAATAGTCTCGCCAAGGAAATACTTGAAGAACAGGGAGACTTAGACACCCCTGAAAAGAAACAAACATTTTTAGAGAAGTTTGGGTTTGAAGTAGACACAGTAAACTCATACGGAATGAGAAAAGGTTAAACAAGTGGAGCAATTTTGCTCCAGCAATCCTATAGGAGGATTTGAATATGAATGATTTAACGCAGGTAAATGGTAACGCAGTAAGTACAGTAACAAGTAAAGAAGACTTGATGGCACAATTTAACAGGGGAGTAGCTACTTCTCAGTTAACACCAACACTTATTCTTTTAACTCAAGCTCTTTCTTCTGCAGTAGAAGAAGGCAAGGTAACTGCAGGTTGTTTCATTAAACATGAAAACGCAGAGATTGTAGCAGAAAGAGAGACACCTTTTGAGTTCATTCCAGTAGCACGTTCTACTTACTATGATAAAAAAGAAGGTCAATCTTGGCTAGGGAAAGAATATGTTATGGAGTTTGATAACAGAGAGTACGATAAAAACGGGCAGTATAGCTATGATAAATGTAGTGATTTTGTTTTATTTACAGTGGACCAAATTAAAAACAATGTACGTGTTCCATGTACGTTTGCATTTAAATCAGCTAACGAGAAGAGTTGCCAACCAATGCTTAAAACACTTGATAGCTTGTCTATGGGTGATTGGCATACAAAGGTTTTCTCTATGGCTAGTATTCCGAAGAAGAACAAAGCAGGAAAAGCATATTACTCATGTAGAGTAGAATATGTAAGAGATGCAACAAAAGAAGAGTTAGCTTTTATGGCTCCACTAGCAGCGTCTATTGTACCTGCGATTGGTGAGCAACAAGTTAATGGTGTTCTAGCTGTAAAAGAAGAGGCTTCTGTTACAGATCAACTAAGGAAATTCTAATGCTAATCCTCGGAGTTGATATAGAAACAGGTGCTTCTTTTGATAAGGGAGTCAGTGAAAATTTTATTACAGAAATTGGTGCTGCTGTATTTGATACCAACTACAACCAGCCTGTAAAAATGTTTTCAACTATAGTAGATGAAGAGGGCTTTGATGTAATTGCTCCCGAAGCAGAAATCTACACAGGTATTCCCCAATCTATGCGTGATAAGTACGGAATAGATGGTAAGAGTGCGTGTGAAGGATTGAGAGAAATTACTCTTGGGTGTGATTACTACATGGCTCACAATGGATTGAAATTTGATATACCAATATTGAAACAATCTTTTGAGCGGTATGGAGTTGAGTGGGTGGATCTAGTTTGTATAGATTCACAACACCACGTTCCTTACCCGGACCGCTTTAAAAAAAGTTTGGGCGCACTGGCTAATGCACACTTAACCATGAACCCCTTTCCGCACAGGGCTTTAGCAGATGTACTTACAATGTTCAATATTATATTCCCTCCCAAACGTGAGGAATATAATTTGGCAAAGATTGTACAGTACGCAAAAGAGCCGAAGTATTTAGTGAAGGCAGAAACCTCTTACGCTAAGAGAGAACAAGCCAAGAAAGCTGCATTTTTTTGGGACCCTAAAGAGGGCGAGAAAGGTGCGTGGTTAAAGGAAATGAGCGAACAACAAATTAAAGATCGTGAAAATTCTCTACCGTTTCGTATGACAATACTTAGGAAAGTATAAATGCAAATCTTAGTAAACATGGAGTGCCTAGAGGAGGTGGCGTCTCTCCTTTCTCGAAAGCAATTCCTCTCTGTGGATACTGAGACTACTGGCTTGTCCCCCTATAAAGGGGACAAGCTTTTTTCCATCATGATAGGGGACGGCGAAAACGAATACTATTTTAACTTTAATTCGTTAGCTGAGAAAAACAGTTTACTCAAGTATAGCCTCATACCTTTTCTCCTCCCCGGAGCGCATACTCTATTTTTACATAACGCCAAGTTTGATATGCACTTCTTATACAAAGAAGGTTTAGACCTGAGCGATCCCCGGTTCACTATACATTGCACCCAAGCCATCGGAAGAGTCGTTAAGAATGATCTTCTTAATTATTCGCTTGATAGTCTTGCCAAAGAAATCGGGTACGAAAAATCTGATGAAGCTAAGGAATGGTTGATAAAAAATAAAGGGTATGACTGGATCAAGCGCCCAGGAAAGGCTTCAAGAGAAAAAGATTTCCATTATGAATTAGTACCCTTTGATATTATGTTTAAGTACGGATGCAGGGACGCCGAGATTACACACAAACTTGGTATGCACCAACTGAACGAGTTACATGAAATGTCCGTCGGAAATTTTAGCGACGTTAAAGTAATGAATATACTGCACCAGGAACGAGCACTAACTAAAGTTCTATTTGAGATGGAACGAACCGGGATAAAAGTCGATGAAGAATACACCATACGAGCAAGAGATCATGAGCAGGAAGTTCAGCGACGATGTGAAGGAGAGTTTACAAGTATTACAGGAGTACCCTTTAAGGATTCTCGTTCTGTACTTGCCAACGCTTTTGATAAGCTCGGTGAACCTTACCCGAAAACGGCAAAAGGAAATGCTTCTTTTAAGAATGACGTCCTTGAAAAAATGACCACTCCCCTAGCCAGGGTACTGCAGAGGCAGAGGAAAGCACATAAGAGTGCGGGCACATACTATAGTAATTTTTTATATATGATGGACGCTGACCATACCATTCACACAAATATAAAACAGGGCGGCACAGGTACGGGGCGTATGAGTTGTGCAGAACCTAACCTCCAGAACCTTACGAAAAAATATGAAGAAGGAGCAGAGTTTTTTGTGCGTAAATGTTTCGTACCCAGAGAAGGGTACAAGTTCGCTATGATTGACTACGACCAGATGGAGTACCGCCTGATGCTAGAGTACGCAGAGCAGATGGAGCTTATAGAGCAGGTTATAGGCGGAGTAGATGTACACACTGCTACGGCGGGGGTAATTGGCAGAAGTAGATCTACTGCAAAAAAAATAAACTTTGGTCTTCTTTACGGAATGGGGGTTAAGAAACTAGGGGAAGACTTAGGGGAAACTTATAACTCTGCTAAGGATATTAAAGAAGATTACTTTAGTAAGCTGCCTGACGTTGCCAAACTTATTAACGGAATTATATCTACGGCTAGAGTACAAGGTAATCTGTTTAACAGAGCAGGGAGGGTCTACAGATTTGAAGATCCAAACTTTGCATACAAAGCACCCAACTATTTAATTCAAGGTCATTGTGCAGACATAGTGAAGAAAGCAATGATAGATCTACATGAATATTTAAGAGATAAAAAATCTAGAATGATTATGCAGATACATGATGAAATCTTATTTGAAATTCATGAAAGTGAAGATAGTATATTGCCAGACTTAAAACGAATAATGGAAGAGGCTTTTCCATATAAACTTTTGCCCCTTACTGCAGGTATTGAAACCAGTGCGGTTAGTTGGAACGACAAACAGGAGATGTAATGAGCGAAGTACAATCAATCAATCACAAGGGTGGGTACATTATAGAGAGCACCGGGAGAGTTTACGATCTCGTTAAGAAGAAGATGCTCGATATAAAAACTGAGACAGAGACAGGGGAACTTTTTGTAAGTATGCGCCCGTACCCTACCGCTTCACACCAGAATAGAAAGTACATGAGAAATCTTATAGCTAAAAACTTCCTACCAGATAGAGAATTTTTTAGAACCAACGCGAGAGTTGTTTTTAAAGATGGAGACATAAGAAATATTGATCTGGAGAACCTGGAGATTGTACACACCATAACTTCTTCCAGTGCTAAGCGTCTTAACAAGGCAAGCAAGTCAGACTTCTGGAACATCAACGACTCAGCTCTGTATAGTTAATGGCTAAGAAGCCCGAAACTCTATTCAAAGAAAAAGTTCTAAAGCAACTTAGAGCTTTGCCCTATAGCTGGTGGGAAAAAATACAGCAGGTAACACTAAGGGGAACCCCGGACCTAATAGGCTGCCTCAATGGGAACTTCATCGCAATAGAATTGAAACGATCTGCTAAGGCGGAGATAGAGTTGTTGCAAGTAATAAAGTTAGAACGAATCGGGAAAGCGGGGGGTACGGCAATAATTGCCTACCCTGAAAATTGGGAAGTTGTTTACGCACAGTTAGTAAAAATGTCCCAGTTGTAGCGATAGGCGTAGTGCTTATCCTTCTTACTAAAAGGATAAATACGTAGGGATGAGGTAGTTCCAACGTCCTCGAACGGGAAGAAGTACCACATATCTAAAGGGTGTAAGTACACCGCAAAAACGTCTACCTGTGCCTTAGTATATTTAGTTTTATTGGAAGCACCTTTAGATGTATTTATACGAAAAGAATTTGGGTTCTGGCTGTCTACGACAGCGGAAGATTTTACCTGTACACGCAGAAGTTTTTCACCTGTGTCTATAATGAAATCGTAGCTCTCTGCACTATGCGGAACGGCGATGATAAATCCTTCCTTTTCCGCTAGGTACTGGAAATGCAGCTCTGCTATATCCCCGTTATGTATTGCCATACTAATATTGTGCTTGCTAATATACAGAAAAGCAAAGGAGCTAAGCATGATAGAAATTTCAAGACAGTGGCTTAATAACCCAGAGTTTATGGAAACGATTGGTGTAATACGTGACCAATTAGATTTTGTATTACCTACCTATAAAACAAATTTTAATAAGATTTTTCATGGCGTAGAGCTAGAGATGCAGAAGGCTACACAGATCGTCCAGATAGGGCTTTTCAAGCACTGTACGATAGAAGATGGTGTAGTTAAGGAAGACGAACAGGGACCCTTTTTTAAGACGCCTCAAGACTGTACGGACTTTGATGCTTCCTTAAAAATATATTTTGATAAGACGTTCCAAATCATGGCTGACCCTGTAAGATTAGATACTATAAAGGAAGGGACCATCCCTTTCTCTCAGCGGGACAAAGACGCTTTAGCGCCAGTTATAGATCATGAGCATAATGAATGGGAAGTATGAACCAGTTCTATTAGTAAATCCAGATGGTGATTTAGCCGGACACCTTTTAGAATTTCTTGAAAGTGTAATGCTTGAAGCATCTTCGGAAGACCCGGAGCTTGATATGGTTTTAGAACATATAAGAAGTGCTAGAGAAATCTATAAAGACTATCAAGAAAGTTTCTAGCCCTTCTTTTTCTTCTCTTTTTTATCTAGTAATTCGTAGACACTTTTCTTAGCGTTCTTAATGATATTAGAAAAAGATTTTTTTGCACTTCTGTCCAAGAAACCTTCTCTAGTTTTTTTGATTTTATTTCTGTCGTAGTATCCGCTCATCGGTTATTCCCCTGTTTCTTTAGTGCTTCGTACACTGATTTACTTCTGTCTTTCATTACTTCTCTTTTTATAGCTGCTCTCACTAGAGGAGTTTTTGTAGCAGTCTTAATACCTGCCTTAATCATCCCCGGAGATAGTAGAAGTGCAGGCACAGCCCCACCAACTCCAGCACCTAAGAACCCACTGGCTCCTTGTGACCTAGCAATCTCTGCTCCAGCAGCTCCACCTAGCATAGCTCCTACACCGCCTACTTTAGAGTAGTGTTGGACAGATCCGTATAAACCATCAGGTTTTCCGAAGGTGGAGTATGCGCTTAGAAGTCTTGCTTCGTCTGTTAGGTTTGTACCCAGCGCTTTGTCAGCTCTTTTAACGGTGCTCATAAGCACACGTTTATTTTTCTTGTTCATGTTACTTAGGATATTGAAAGCAGTTTCGGGGTTACTAAATTTGTTACCTAGTTGTCCCTGTAAAAGCTTAAGCTCTTTGTACTTTGACTTAAGACCTTTTATATCTATGCTACTTCCACCGTTGTCGGCTAGTGCTTCTACAGCATTGTCTAATTTAGTACTCAAGTCAGTCCAAGCTGCACCCGCAGCTCCTGCTAATCTTTTCTGAAATACTGGCTTACTTTTTCCGAACCTGTCAGCAAGACCCATCTTGGTGTTACCGAGTTGGGCTAGGTCACTAAGTGATTCTTTTAGCGCCAATGCTTTCTCTGGAGTAACGATTGTCTCAGGCTCGATAGTTCTTATAATGTTTTTACCACTCTCGTCTACGATACCTGTGTCTACTTTTTTTGTGGCCCCGAATATATTTTCTAACTCACTTCTAACAGTGGCTATTTTCTCAGTCATATCAGCAGTTCTTGAGTCTACAGGAATCTGCTCATACTCTTTTAGTATCCCATCGAAGTTCTCTCGTAGATCTCCTATATCAATTTTCTGATCAAGCTCGTCAAAAGCGGCTCCCATCTCTTTACCGATTTTGGTTCTAGCCTCATTGTATTTAGTACCCATCTTACCGAGCTTCCCTTCCATGAAGGTTCCAAGATCTACCTTGTCTAAATTTTCAATGGCTTCCATATTTCTTGTGGCGTACTCAATTACATCTTGGTCTACGCCAGATAAAACTGATGTTCCTTTGGTCATTACTTTGCTTGTAGCGTTTCCGATAAGTCCTGCATTATGCTTAGAAGATTTTATCAAAGCAGCGGCAAGTTCTTTACTCCCCGGAGCATACCCCTTTTTTAAAAGAGATTTTCCCATTTGTTTTAACGTAGCCCCGGACCCCGCTATAGGAGCGGCGATACCACCAGTTAAACCAGCAATGGCTACGCTTCCTGCATCAAAGTCTTGATCCATTCCACCTAGTTGTCCTATCGTTTGTCTAATTCCTTCCATACCAGCGCCAGCGGCAGAACCCGCTGCTATAGCTCCGGGTACACTTCCTGCTAAAAATCCTGCAGTAGTAGCAGCGCCTTCTACAGCCATGGAGGTTAAATCCCAGGCTAGGTCTGCAACATCTCTTCCCGCTTCAGCTATGGAAAAAGCTCCGGGGTCTAATTTTCTGTACTCAGTTTCCCCTGCATCCCTAAGTACAATGTCTCCTTTTTTAATCTGGACATCCATATCTGGGAATTGGCTCTTTATATAATTGGCTTGCTTCTCTTGGTCGTTACCAAAACCTTTTGCGAATACTCTTGAGCCAAGATTATCTTTTATAGCAGGATGGATCTCGTCTTTTATTTCTAGCTTGTCACTATTCTGAGCAAGGTACTCATTATATTGTTGATCTTGTTGTTGTTTTACAAATTGTACATACTCTTCGTATTCAGCGTCGTCGCTCATTAAGCGCCTCCTTGACTTGCTTTCTGCTTATCAAATTCTTCTCTACTTGGGATTGAGTACGTAAAGTCCGCTCTAGATTTTAACCCATTCTTATTAGCTACTTTCTGCTCTACAAGGATTTGGTCCGCACTCTTGTCAGGACTTCTCTCAGATTCGTAGATGGCTTTTGCTTGGTCGTAAGCTCCACCTGATTCTGCTTTTAGTCCCGCAATTCTCTTCTCTCTTCTTCTACGTTTTGCTTCAAGAATTTGAGGTGTATCAGTAGGCTGTGCAATATAGTCAAAGTCGGATGCTTTTAATTCAAACTCGGCAATCGCTGCACCTGTATCAGGTCTTAGTACATTCATAACAAAAGATTTTGCTGCGTTTTCATATGCCTTAATCTGCGGATCTTTTTCTCGCATAGAGAATAAGTCTAACATGTTAGACACACCAAATTGTTCCATCTTAGCGTCTAGTCCTAACATAACTTCGTCGCCTACTTTAGTCATATCTCGGTGAGCATCTTCAGCTCCCATAGTAAAACGAGCTGCTTTGTATTGGTTAGCTTTAAAAGTGGTTGGCGCTAATTGTTTTAACTTCGCCAGCTTCATAGCATTACCTTGTGCCTGGTTAGCTGCAAGTGACTTCACAAGACTTGCCTGTGAATTAGCCATATTTAATTTTTGATTATTTATTGAGCTTCTAAGTTTTAACACTAATTGTGCTTTCTCTTCAGGAGTCTGTGGTGCTTTATATAGTTTAGCAAAGTTACTCCCGGTCCACTGGTCAGTAAGTGCCATTAACGCTGAGTAATTAACAGGCGTATCTGCACTTTGTATTTCATTAAGTTCGTCCTCTAGTCCTGAGATACCTTTTCCGTACTCATTGATTGAACGCATTTGTCTTCCGATCATGTACCCAAATTTTTCATCCTTAGCCATACCATCAAAATCTTCCAGCTCGTCGTCATTTAACGTGAGTGAATCTTTCTGAATCTTCTCGTACACAGAGCTGGTTTTTTCTCCTATGTATTCTGGGGCTGAAGCTGCATAACTTACTTGGTCTACGTTTACTGCGTTGTCATACTCACTAGGTTTTGGTGGTTTTTCTTTTTTACCATTGGGACTTCTTCCCGCAGATTGCTCCGGGGATGCTTCGTTATTAGCTGCCTGGCTCATATTTTGTTGTGCTGATACTTGCGCCCAAGGACTGTGATTAAATCCTTCGACAGGCTGAATATTATCTGCTCTTTCTTGTCTTACTTGGTCCATTCCGGCTAACCTATCATAGATAGCAGAAGGGTCTATACCTTGCCCTCTGTTTAACCCTGGATTATATACACCTGCCATAATATTCTCCTTAAGGTAATTGCTCTTGGGTCATGAGTCTGTTAGTAGCTTCTCCACCAGATGCTCCACCCATGTCTCCATAGACACCTCTATCTTTTCCGGGCTTTTTACCTGGATTCTGGGCGTCAAATTGAAGACCCATCATAGCCCCTTGCATCATGCTGCCCATAGGATCGGCTTCTTTTATAGCCCCCATATTTGGTGCTATGCCTGTGTAAGGACTTACTCTTGCGAGTTCCGATTGCAATTTTCTTTGTGCATCCGCTTCTCGTTCTTGTTTCTTAGCTTGGATTGCTCCCATTGCTAAACCTGCTACTGCTGACCACATATAATCCTCCTTAAAAGCCGAAGCCCCCTAATACTTTTGATACTACTTTACCTACTCCACCTTGTTTCGGGGCGCTATTAGCTATGCCTTTTCCCGCTTTCTCTGCAGAGTACGCTCTCTTCTGCCCGCTCCATCTGTCAAAAATGGCTTGGTCTTCTAAGCCTCTTTCTTGTAGTGATTGCTGAATATTAAACTGCTTAGGCATAGTCTCTGCCTTATCTAATCCTACTTGTTTGTTTAGTTGGCTCATTCTATCTTGCGCTTGTCCCGCTTGTAACTCTCTTTGTTTATTTCTAAGCTGATCTCTTGGGGCGCTACGAGCAGCTAATCCTGCGCCGCTTCCTCTAATAGCTCCTAGCTCTCCAGACCCACTACCGCCTGCAAACTTCTGTCTAATCTGAGAAAAGTTTTGGGCTGATTGTCTTGCTTGTCCGTCCTGCGCTAAGTTTGCCGCAGTACCTAATCGCTGTGATTGGATCTGCCCAGATGCGTCCAGTTTATCCATGCCTTGCATAGATCTATCTCTAAGAAGTCCTACTCCTTTTTCAAGGTTACTTCCGTCAAGCTGCCAATCTTTCTTAAGCATCCCGCCTTCGCCAGTTATCTTGTTATATCCTTTCCATTCTGGTTGACCGTCGCCAAAGCTCCCGCCTTTTAAAAATCTATCGGCGACCCCTTCAGGAGATTCTATCTCCGCTCTTTCAGCGTCTAGTAAAGCTTGGTCTGCTTCCCAGTTACCCGCTTCTTCAGCGCCAAAAGTTCTTCTAAACTCATTACTATTGCTATCTCGTTGGTCCCATATTTCTTGTCGGTGAGCTTGCTCCCTACCCCTTGCTTCGTCGGCTCGTTTTTGCTTTTCCTCTGGAGACTCATTTTTTCTTGTAACTTGGTCAGCGTAAAACTTTTCTCTATCTTTTGAGTACTGCCCGTAGTTACCACCTGCTCCGAACTCCTTGTACAGATCTCGTTTACCGAAAGCTTGCTGATCTCTATCAAAGTTCTTTTTCCGTCCCTGATAAAGCCCCCACGCTTCCCCAGAATCTTGCCTACGAAATTGCCTGTAGCCTCTCTTTGGTCCTTCCTCTGGTATGTTTTGATTGTCATTAGCCAAGAAGACCCCCTGTTAGTTTCCCAAAAATACTTTGTTCGGGAGCGCTGTTTGCATAAGCGTTACCTGCTACGTCAGCCCCGTATGATTTCATTTGTTCTCCAAAAATTCTATTCTGTAACCCATCTTGTCTTCTCTTCTCGCCCAATCTGTTCTTAAGATTAAACTCGTCAACCGATAGCTTACCTAGTTCTGCCTGAGGTAGCATCTCTTGTGCATTTCTTTGTACGTCTGCTTTTTGCTGTAAAATACCCATGCCCCTGTCAGCCGAACCTGCTCTTTGTCTTTGCTGACTCATCATAAGATTTCTTTTCCCAGCTCTAGCAATTCTATCAGAAGCGGCACTTGATACTCCGCCTGTCTGAGCTAAATTTGATTGCGCTTCGTCAGCACCCGTAGCCGCTAATTTAGAAGAGTGTCCTAAGTCTGCGGTGAGGTTACTGGAGTTCTGCTCCATCATACGGTTAAAAGGATCGTTAAGAGCTGCACCGCCGCCAGCTATACTTCTCATTCTGCCCAGTGCTTGCTCGTTCATTCCAGCGGTCATATCGCCTGATAGTTTACCGTCTTTATTTAGAAGATTTCTAAAATCAATCTTCCCTGGGTCTGATACTGATCCTACTTTGTTCCCCTGTAATAGTTCCCTATTCTTTTCCATGTTCATACGTGGCTTAGAATAGTAGTTGGCTCCGTTAGGATCTTCGGGGTTGTTGGCGTAACTCATTAGGTAGACTCCGAGTACATTGTTAAGTCTAGCTCTAACTCTGTTTCGCCGTCAGCAGCCATTCTTGAAAGTGTATCTTGCATAAGTTTTCGTTGGTTCTCCACAGCACTTGCTGCAAGAGGTAAGTTTGGATGACCCTCTTTTTCGTAGCACTTCATTTTCATGAAGTTATATATAAACATAGAAAATTCTGGAATGTCACATACAGAAGTATCCGACTCCATCTTGTTTGCGTTACGTATAAAGTAAACTCTAAAGCCACTGGCTAGAGTTTCATTAGGCGTTGGCGTTACATTTATTTGTGGTGCTGCCTGAGCTGCATTGTTTAAGACAAAATATCTATACCAATCAGTCGTAGGGTATTGATCCTGGACTTCAAGTAATTCAAACATGTCCCTTGGCTTAAGTTTTTTGACTGTATATATAGTTGAGCCGTTACGGTAGATAATACTTCTAATCTTATTAGCGTATATAGTAGCAGGTAAATCGTATGAGTCAGTGCCACTAACCAAACTAATGGCTTCAGTAGCAAGAAAGTAATCTTCATACAACGTATGAATTTCCGCTTCACATTCATCTATAGCCTCGTTGTGATAATCTAATAACTCAGTTGGAGTGATGAAGATTTCATCTTCCAAGTCCAAAGCTCTTTGTACTTTTAGCTTCAGCTCTAAATGAGTAAAATATTCCATCTTTACTCCTACGGGGCAGTTTCTATTCTGACCACGTATGTTGGGGTGATTTCATCTACACAATGAATATATACCCAGTTTGTTTTTGCACCGTTATAAGTTCCGCTGGTGATTGTCCCAAGTGGGATCGTCAGCGCAAAGCTACCTGTACACTCCAGAACTACTGTCTTGTTAAGCTTTGGATTTCTAAGTGTTATCTGGGTTGCTTCAGTTAGTAGTTTATGTCTTATATAGCTGTTTGCAAAGTCCAGAACCGTATCCGCTAGGAACTTTCTACCCTCTACAATGTCCCTATTGGCGTATTCTTCCAGCCTTCTAAGGCTTTCCCTAGCGTAGGTGTCTTGTACTTCGTTAAGTAGTAGGGTGATGTTCTTAGGCATTACTCACCCTCTCCTGACCTGAAAGGCTTCTGAGTCTTTCCTAGCCCCGCAACGTGCAGCGTATAACCAACCAAATTAAGAATCTGATTTTTCGGCTTCCCTTTAAGTTTCCACCCTGCACCAGTTGTATTAGCTATGGCACTCTGCGTATCCTGGAAAGTTGCTACTGTGGCACTATCCCTGGAAGTTACTAGGTGATCCGTAGCGTAAGCGTTGGAGCTAAAAGAGAGGTAGTAATCTATAAGGTCATTTCGCCAGGAAAAAGCGGTGTCGTCAAGAGTGGCAGTATCTGCCCCCGCATCGAGGTTCGCTGTAGTGTTGTCATCACTATCTGTGATAACAACATAGGCGTTTGTAAATTGGACCTGTTTATATGTGCAGCGTAAATTCTTAGCCGGGAAGCGTCTTTGCTCCTCGATGATCCCTGTGAAGTTCCATATAAGACCTTCATCTCCCCAAGACACATCTGGGTCTCCCCATAAAAATGAGCTTGTGTTAACGATAGGCTTGAGAGCCTGGGTAACAACCCGGTCATCATTAATACTATTTATTTGCATCGCTAGTGAAGTTTCACTGGCAGCAATAACCCCGATCCTTGGTATAAACTTTCTCATAAAAACTGAGCCAAAAGAAAAGGCGCAGCTTACATAGTTATATATAATCGCTTCGGTTTCCCATAGGTTAGCATCAATACCTGTAGTTACTTTTGGATCGGTAAGTGTAGCCGCTGCGTGCTGAAAAATATATCCGTCTGAGTTTCCTCGTATAAGTTTTCCCTGGTAGTACTCTAATGCACTTGGAGAAAACGAACCATTGCCGTTATCACTCCAAGTGGTAAAGCAAGAATCAGGACGTACTCCAAAGCTAAGTTCCAACGAATATATTCTGTCGTTATCGTCCGAGCTTGCGTCTTGCTTGCACGCCCAGAGCACTCTTGAGTTCTCTTTGTCGTAGGTTCCATATACATCACTTCCTGTGTTTGCCGCCATGATTAGATATCGCTCATCAAATTCACGGGAAATCTTTTCCACTGTGAAACCGTTAGTAACGTAGAAGCCATCTGCACCGGCAAAAAATACCCCTTCCCTAGTAGAAACTATGGAGTCGTTGGATATACAACCAGTAGTTGACGATATTTTTTGGACCTGGGCAAAGCCCGATCCATCTGATTCAAAACGTCCATCTATTCTATAGAGGGAGTTTTTACAGAAGATAATAGGAATATATTCATGTGACCCCATACCCGTAATGTCATCATCTACTTCGACAAAAAACGCTTCAGGACAAGAATCAGGATCGTTAGGAACAGATAGCCGTATTCTATTGGGTACTTCATCAGCTCCCGATTTAAGGAATCCATAGTAACCTACGTTGTTTACAACGTGGAGAAATTTACAAAGCGGTGGAGCATCCCTGTCTACGGACCCATCAGTAATGTAAAGAGTAGCGTTAGTAAGGATAGTAGCATCAGACGAAGTATCGTTGTACGTAGTGGTCCCATTTGTAACTTCCCCGACGTAATAAAAAACATCGCCGTTACTTTGCGTTCTATATACTTTTACTTTTATACTTCCTGTATCTCTGTTTCCTGTGGCGCCGTTAGCGAGTACAGGGATAGAAGTTATGTTAATTGTATTTGTTTGGGCAGGACCTACGTTTAGTTCTGAGTCTGTTACTACAGAACCAAAGTCCTCAAAGGTTACATCACCTATTTGATAGGTGTAAAAGTAAGCAAAGGCGTATATATAATTACTCCCTGTACCGCCACTTGAAGCGATAGCTGGAGTTGACGCCAATGCAGGTAAGCCCATGTCTCTGATCTGTAAAACATCTGAGTTATCTTTGTACGCTTTCATTGGAAGCATGAACTCATTGTTTGTAATATATAGATGCCCGTTCCACTGTGAAGTGGAAAACTTAGCCGCTGCAGAGGCGGTAGAAAAAGCATCATTACTATCTACTGGACCGACCAATGATGCCATTGTGCCCGCTAGTAGGTAGCGAAAATTTACTCTGTCAAAAAAGAAAATGTCACTATCATTATCGAAGTTTACAATCTTATTTATACGCTGCTCGGAATCAGGACCAAGTTGATTAGCCATGTCCCATATGAGGGAGCCGGGTCTTGAGTATAGTTTATTATTAAAAGTTACGACGAAGTTATCAGCCTCTTTATAGCGATTAATAGGACCATCAAGATAGTTATCTGTAATTCCGCCGCTAAAATCTGAAACCTCGAATGGTTGAGTTTGGAGCATAGTATTACCTATAGATTATTTTGACGTCTACACTAGAGTCATTAATAAATACGTCGAAAGTTGTTGCGGTTAGTCGCTCGTATCTAAGGCAGACAAAGCAACCATCGTCAGTGCCACTAGCAATTTTGAATAGAATAATATGATTATCAATTTCTGAAATCCCGGTGGGCACAGTGATAGTATCTTTATATAATCCATTAGATTCCACATTCCAATCTCCACTTGATATAGTAGCGGTTCTTGCGGTAATCGCTTCTGGGTTTAAACTAGGAGAATTTGTACCTTCATGATTGTGGGCATCATCTTTGATAATGTTCGCCTCTAACGCTGGGAAAAACACAGTTCCCTTATCACCTGTAGCAGGTAGCTGACTACCGTATGTTAGTGTTGTAATTGCCATCCTATTTTACCACCCTGAGCGCAAAGCCCATATCTTTTAATTTTTGATGCATCTGTTTATCTGCTAGATCAAAGTACTCAATTTTTCGATCACACTTCTCATAGATCCACATTATCTTTACACAGTCCTCATAAGAGTACCTGAATATCCCAGGTTTGTCAGTTGGATATAACGTCCTATATTCAAGCCTGGGAGCCGTTTTAGAGGTAGCGCAGCTACTTACCAGAATAGCGAAGGCGATCAATTTCAGCATCATCTCTCTCCTCATCTGATTTACTCAGCTCCTTAAAAATACGATAGTCTCTCTCGTCAGCTTGCTTACTTTTACGTAAACCTGACAAGAAAGACACGACAAAGGCTATAACTGAGCCCAGTATCTTCACTACTTCTTCTTACGAGAGAACTTTTTGATTAGATCAAGAGCTTGTTGCAAAGTTTTGTCTGGTTCATCCCCAGGTAAAACAAGGGCAATTGCCAGTAATGCTGAGATAGCGACAGTTGCGAATCCCGCAACTTCTGTAATTTTTGCCAAGATGGCTAGTAATCCTTCCATGATTAACTCCTATGGGGAAACTTGTAAGTGGGCGTGGATGCCATCACCAACAGAATTTCCATGTATATAAATTGGTCTATGTTTTTTAGTTTTCTTGGAGATCGCTCCCAGGTAATATTTGTGTGGACCTCTTGTCTCGTATGCGTTTTGTAACACATACTTTTCAAGCTCAATTATCTTTTGCTTGGTAAAGCCGTTGCTTTCTTTTAGTGAAAGATCGAAAGCCCTATCTGTAGAATGTGTGTTACTTACTGCACCTATTTGGGCATCTCTCGCTGCTGTTCTATAAACAGAAGTAAGCTCACATGTTATGTCGTGGTTTTTGCAAAACATTAATACAATGCCTAGCAACTTTACAAGTTTTGGATTCATGAACATCATATCGAAATCGACTCCCTTTTTTATATAGAGATATTGTGTCCTATTTCGTTTCGATTTCCAAGATGTGAATAACCTTTTTAAGGGCATCTTTTACTCCAGCTAAGTCTAACTTATCGACATCTAGTTTATCTAACGCAAGTGCTGCGTCTTTTTTATCTTTAGATTTTTTATTACGCTTCGCTTCCTTCGCAGCTTCTTTCGAGGTTACGTCTTCAGTAGCGATTGTGTAATCTGCGGGAACATGAATGTCGTATCCAAGAAAAGCATCTTTCTCAGTGTAAGCAGCTATTGCCTCCACTAAAACTTCTACCGCTTCCCCAGCTTTATTATAAAGAAACTCCCCTATTACCTCAGGGCGAAATTTATCCCCTCTTATTTCTCTGCGGTCATCTTCTCTACCTCTTTCAAAGTCGTCGGCTTTTTCTAGATTGATCCATCTTGCAGGGTTGCCGTAAGCGTTCTTAGCGATTTGTTTTGCAAGCCACTTATCTCCATCTTCTTTGCTCATTGTTGCTTTTGCCCCATTTCTTCCGGGTCTGTGTCTTGTTATTTTGTATTCGATCATTGCCATTATCTACCCACCTTTTCTATTGTTATCACGTTGTATGCTCCATCCGCTTCTAATGATTCAGTAGAGTCTAACCTAATCCTAATCTCAAGGGTCTCCCCTTTTAAAAGAGGTATAGAATCACTTGTGGATATTGATTTAGCTATTACTGAACCACTCTCATTTCTAAATCTACTTGTGGCATGTAATGGAGTTGCTGCGCTATTCTTTGATATACCTATAAACATATCGTCCCCATTGTTCAGCGAAGCCAAGCTATACGTACCACGTATTTTAAACGTAGAAGAGTAAGGAGCAGTAAAAATTCCAGTTGTACTATTGTAAGCACCATGTGAATTAACGTCCACATCTTCGTAAATTAGTGCTGCCCAACTAGTGCCGTAAGAGTCACCTGCATTAGTAGTTGCCCGAACAAGTATTGATTCATCTGCAATGATTTGGTTTTGTCCTGATATTTTGCTTACACTAAAATTAGTTCTAGCATTACCTTGGAGTGACACACTTTCTCCCCAATTATTAGCGTAGCTGGTTTTTAATGTTTCACCTTTTAATAAGTAAACTGCTGATATACTTACGTGATGTGAAAAGAAAGTATTAGTCGATGATGATTCTGCTTCTTGCTGACATTCGCCTATTAATGTTGATCCATTTTTGTATAAAAGGAGTTGCCCTTTATTTCCTGCTGTAGGACTAGATACTTGCAGCCCAGTGTTA